TGCCATATAAAACTAGGCATTTTATCAAACATTATTTACTACCTCCCAAAGCTTTGCTTTTGCTATTCATATAAAAAGCTAATTCATCTGCAAGTTCTTTAATATCTTCTTTACTATTGTTATAAAAATTAGTTATTGTAAGAATTAAACTACCATTAGGCAATATTTTTCCGTTTGAATTTGCATAAGGATTTTCTGACTTAGGAACTATCATTTCACCCTCATGAACTGTAGCTGTCATATCATTAGGAATATATCTTGAACCTATGGAATACCCAATATATGGGCCGCCATTTGCTAGTGATTTTAGTCCTGGTACATTTTGAATTGAACCATATCTGCTAATCATGTATTTTATAGCACTTAATGTATTATCAAGCCCATTTGTTATATTGCCATATCCACTGACCATATGGTCTCTGAAAGTTTCTGGTATCATTTGAAATAACCCCTGTGAAGGATGACCAGCTTTTGCGTTGGAATCGGTCAAATTAATCGAATTTACGTTTCCACTACTTTCATGCATAGCAATAGTTTCTAATGGTCCTAAATAAGACATTGGAACTCCGAGCATTGTCATAGCTTGTTGTATCTGACTAACAACTCCGTCTGTCATTCCACTTGCTCCACTGCCAAACATAGCTTTAGCTTTGTTAATCATTCCTGTAATAAAACCGCCTAAATCTTTATTTGACATTCCGTTCATAAGACCTTGAATAATATGGCCGCCCCATCCAAACGCTACTTTACTAGGACTAGCAATTCCAAACATTCCCTCGAACTTTTTCTTGATTGCTGTAGCTATATCTCCAACGCTTTTTACTATATTATTTAGTGTTGAATTAAAGCCAGATATTAATTGATTGAATATATCTTTGCCCCATTGCAAAGCCTTTGCGGGTAAACCTGTTATAAACTTAATTGCAGCATTAAAGCCATTTGATATAACACTTGCAAATGTAGATAGTACAGAAGTAATGCCATTTCTTAATGAAGTAAAAATTGAAACTCCAAGAGTATATAACTTCCCTGGTAACGCCCCAAACCATCCTAATAAACCATTCCAAATATTTTGAATACCTTGAATAATATTTTTACACAAATCAATTATTGTAGTTTTAAAATTATTCCATGCTATTACAGCATCAGTTTTAATTTTATTCCATAAACCGATTAAATAAGTTGATACACTATTCCAAATTTCTATAGTCTTAGCTTTTATTACATTCCAATGAGTAACTATTTCATAAATCCCAGCACCCAATAATACTAAAGCTGCAATAACTATACCTATAGGACCAGTAGCAATTTTTAAAGCAATACCAAATGCTGTAGTCGCAACTGTCGCAACACCAGTAGCTATGGTAGTCGCTGCAATTATAGTATTATGTACTAACAAAATCATATTAGTAGCTAATACATTTACTTTCCAAGCCAACCAAACAACTCCGAGTACTTCTAGAGCTACTTTAACAAAGCCAAAATTGTTTTTAACTACCGTAATAACCTTTTCAATTATAGGTGCTATCGTTTGTATAGAAGTAACTGCTCCATTAGCCATAGTTTTAATTGTAGCTTGTATTTTAGGCATATTTTGATTGATATAAGTTACTGCTTTCATAAAATAAGGTAATAAAACAGTTCCTATGCTTGTACCTAAATTAGATAAATTTAATTGTGCAACTCTAATTTGATTAGCAAAACTAGTACCTAATGTTTTTGCAAAATCACCCTGTGCATCTTTTGTTGTTTTCATCAAATAGTTGTATCTTAAAGTTGTTTGCTCGCCTTGAGTCATTTGTGCATAAGGTTTCTTTAGACCTTCTGCTAGTGCAAAAGCTTGTAAATTAGCAACGCTCATATTAATACCAATCGCTTTAAGAGGCTCAGTTTCACCTGAAATTCCTGATCTTAATTTTTCCCACATATCTGATGTAGACACATTATAAAATGAGGACATATCGCCGGTGAGTTGTACTAGTTTCTTTGACATCCCAGCCGAAGCATCTTCTGAAACTCCACTTGATTTAAGCATAGCGCCCATAAATCCAACCCATTGAGTACTAGCTGTTTTAGATATTCCAGCAGAATTAGCAGTAGTACTTGCCCAAGCTTCAATAGCTTTACCTGACTTTTTAAAAGTTGTCTCTACTACATTTTGAGCTTCAGATAAATCACTTGCCTTCTCTGCAAAATCATACATTTTAGTACCTAATTCTTTTAATCCAAGACCTAATCCTAAAATACCAGCTAACTTAACAGCAGAACTGCCAATTTTTCCAAAAGCACTCTCAAATACTCCGCCTGTACCTTTAGCCTTATTATCTATTGCGGTAAGTTTATTTGATATTCCACCATCATTAAGGAGTATACTTCCTGTAAGTTCAAATACGTTCATTATTTACCTCCTTTCTGATCCATAGCTTTTATTCGTTCTGCACCAGCGAGTATTTTAGCTTTATTCAATTTAATAGTTTTCTTAGGAACCACTAACATTTTTCCTTTATATTCTTCAAAAGTTTCAAAATTACTAGGGTTCATATTCGCCCTGTCAACTAAATATTGACTCCAAAGTTTATCTTCTAAGTCTTTTCTATGCGCATCTGTCAATAGCTTCAATATTATTTTCAACTTTATTTTTGTATTAGGAACAATCCCATAATGGCTATAAAGTAAGTTTAAAGTTTTTGAATACCCTATTTTATAGCCTGTTTGAAAAGTTCTGTTGCATCTTTATCAGTAAATATTTTTTTCATGCTGTTAATTGTTTTAATAAAACTTTGAGTTTTAATTTCTTCAATGGTTTTTTCTTCAAATATTGATACAACTTCAAATATTTCTTCTTTTACATCTTGCGAACGTTTAAGAATATATTTAAACATTGCAATACCTGTAACTATTGTATTTGCTTTTTTCTTACCTTTATTTTCTTCTGCAGTAACTTTGATGTATTCATCTATTTTTAACTTATCGTAAATAGTAACTACGGTAGGTAACATGTCAAATGCGGTATTAGTATTTATCATTTATATATTCCTCCAATAAAAAAGCACCCCGAAGGATGCTATATTTTTTAGTTATTTATTACTGTTAATGCTGTAAATGTATCTAGTGCAATAGAACTCAAAGATTTAATATCGCTTGCATCAAGTACAGGTTTAGTGTAAGCAACGGTTACTACTTGTCCACTAGTAGGTGGAGTTGTTAACGTTAATGTAATAGTATCAAAATTATTTATGCCTCTTGCACATGCAGTAACAACGTCAGCTACACCGTCAATTGTTACTACAAAGCCATCTTTTGGAGTTGTAGGACTAACTGTATCATTAAATGTTAATAGTACCTTGCTATTGTCTATAATTGGAGTTCCAAGTACGCTGAATGAAGAACCACCCATCACTTTAGGATAGTGTATTTCATAAACGCTATCACTTGGAGTTTCTGGATCAACATTTGCTGTAAATGTAATTGGCAAAATATTATCTGAACTATCTTTATTAGTGAATTTAATTCCATCCGAACCTAAAGCATTTTTTAAAATTATTACAATAGGTTTAGCACTTCCACTTATTGTACCTACTAGCGCTAGATTTTCTAAATAATCAGTGTCCAAAATAACAGCACGTCCTGTAATGATATCGTAGTCTGGATTAGTCACAGTATCTACATCAGCCATTAGCGCCATTTTTAAAGTATCTGTGGTTATTTCGAGCATGTTTACTTTAAGTGTGCAATCCACACTTACTATCTGAGTTAAGCCTTTAACATTTCCTTTTAATCCATCAGCTTTTATTTGCCTAGTTTTTGGCGTAATATCTAGTTCATTTCCGCCGCTTGTTGCTCCAATTGGTGCTTCACTAGCAAGTCCGTAATTTTTATATAAACAGCCAGCATCAATTAAAAGATGTTTTAATGTTTCTGCTGTAAAACCTATTGTATTAGTTGCATTTGGCATATAATTACCTCCTAAATTTTATAAACCGTCAATTTATATCTTAATTTCCTTCGCTGTATTCCAATAACTTCATCTGGTAACACAAGCCTGTAAGGTATTTCTTTATTAATTGAAAATTGCATTTTATCATCTATATAATGAAATCTATTTAATACTAAATGTATTTGATCTGTTAAATCTTCAATTATTCTTATGTCTGTATCTAAATTATTCCATATGTCAACTTCAAGTAAATTATTGTCACTAAAAGAGTTATTCCCGGTTATGCTAGGGAAATTAATCTCTGCAAATGGGTAAATTTTAGGTACTTGATTACCATTATCGTCTAACTGTTCTGTAAGATAATGACCGACAAAAGTGTTAACTATAGGATTAATCATGTTATAAAGCAAAGTATATAAATCCATCATTTGCTATTCATCCTTTGTTTATAGACTTTAGTTGCAACATTTACTATCTTAGGTATGGCATTGTTAGCGCCATTTTGTAAAAAATGCTGTGCTGGTTGCTTACTTGAACCTTCATTAACCCATAACCCATATTTTGCTTCTGGTGTAACTCCCACATATACGCCTTTATCATCTTCCATCACATCAGTATCAATACATTTCTTTAAGTTACCGCCTGTATGAGTAGGTGTACTTTTGCCAACTGGTGTAACGCTTTGAACCTCTGCTTTAATAAGTGTTCCAACTCCTGTGCAAAAATCATGTTTTGCTGCATGAAGCGCATACATAACAGCTGTTAAATTACTTTTATAAGCCATCAAGCCACCTCCAAACAAGCAAGTTCCATATAATCCCAATCGATAATAGTTTTAACTTCATATTTTTTAACAATATTCTGCAAATTTGTATAATAAAAAACGGTACCAATTTTTATATCAGTATCGTAGTCTGCAAATATTCTTTTGTTGCACGCTATGTCGTAACCATATTCTTTTAACAATAAAGCTTGACTATATGGTTGAATATCACAATCTATGTCTTTAACCCACGTTAAAACACCGGGTATTGTTACACCGTTAACTTTTGTACTAGGTGCTTTATTATATAAGCCTACTGTATAATTTTTCAACATTATCCCATCACCTTTACATAAGGATTAGGTAATAAATCTTTAACGTTAGATGATAATTTAGTTTCATAAGTTCCAGATCGTGAACCCTGAGCGAATTGTGTCATACCTTCATTGCCTCTTTTACTGTAAGCAATAGTCACATGAGCAATTACTGCATCATCATATAAACTAGCATCAGTAATTAAAGGATTATTCAAGTAATTTAAAATTGCTTTTTGGGCCATTCTGATATATAAGCTAAGTACATTATCATTTGCACTAGGAAATAATATTTTTAAATCTTCTAATACCATTATTTACCACCAGACTTCTTAGGTTCTTCTTTTGGTGCTTCTATAATTACTGGTTTAACTTCAACTTTTTCAATTTCTTTTAATCGTCTTGAACGAATAAAGCTACATAAACCCATATCGTAACCTCCTAAATAAAATAGGGAGAAATTAATCTCCCATAAATTAAGCTATTTTATGTTTAAGAATAGCTAGTCTTATATTCTTTGTGTCATAAACTTTAGACCAATTTGTAGCTGTAGCAATTTCAGCAAATGTTGGAGTTTTACCAACTACTGCTGCTTCTGTCCATTTGATACCTCTAGGATGTAATATGAAGTGCTGCCTATTAATTAAAATGTCTTCTCCACCTAAACTATCTCTGTCAGTTTCAGTTGGTACTGGTGCCGCTCCGTTACCTAGTCCAAATGCTCCTTGACCAAATAAATAAGTAGTATAAACTCCACCAGTCACAGGGCAAGCATCATCAACAATAACTCTATAGCCGAGGTATGAAGGAAATCTAATTAAACCGTCGCTAGTTGTTAAGTATTCGATTAAGTTCTCTTTTTGTAACTTAGAATATACAGCTGAGTGCATACCAAGTGCTGTAAGCTTGTCTGAATTATCTCCAAGTAACTGTTTTGCATCAATAACAGCTGAGCCACCTATAATAGCTAAATCACCAACTAATGCAGATATATTGCTAACATTTGAAGCTAAAGTTGTTTCAATACCAGCTAATGACTTAAATAATATTTTGCTTCTTTCTCCAACCCAAAATTTAGCAACCTTTGAACCGATTACTTGCATAGGATCTGCTCCTGAAAGTGCTTTTGCTAAATCATTAACACCCCAAGCTTTCCCTCTCATGTGTAATCTTGCTGCATCTTGACCAGTTGTTATTCCATTCACTGCTAATGGTGCTGAGTCTGAAAGTTCTTCTGAGTCTCCTGTTAAATCATTAAAATAAGGCATATTTATTAAAGTACCACCGCTAGTTGCTAACGCATCAAGTTGTGGATCATTACCAATTATTCCAGCTTGAACAAACGCATCAAGTCTGTTTGTTTCTTGAACTACATAAGGATTAAAAATTTCTGGGACAATTATGTCCGATATCTTAACTGCTGCCATTTATAAAACCTTCTC